CAGACTCTAATTATACTATGGAGCTACATTACTATTATTATCCAGAGTCAATTACTATTGCAGCTAGTGGAACAAGTTGGCTAGGTGATAACTTTGACTCTGTATTGTTATACGGAAGTATTCTTGAAGCTTACACATTTATGAAAGGTGAGCCAGATGTAATGGCAGAATATCAAAAAAGATATGATGCAGCTTTAATAATGTTAAAACAATTAGCTGAATACAAAAACCGTAATGATTCTTATAGAGCAGGACAAGGAAGACGAGCAGTTGTTTAATGTAAATATAGAATCTAATGTAGGAACACCTACAGTTGTTACTACAACAGATAGAGGTATGAACGCTGAAGAATGGGCAGAACTAGCGGTTAATCGTATTGTTGCTATTTCTATGGATGCACCAATGCCTTTAAGAGAACAAGCTCTTGCATATAAAGAACATATAAAAGCTTTACTAATTGATTATTTTACTAAAGTTGCAAAAAGTGAACGTGTAACTATAAAAACGCTTTTAGAAAAACAAGGACACTATGACGTAGCTAAAAACATAGAGGACATATAAATGGCAATAACACAAGCAATGTGTACAAGTTTTAAACAAGAATTACTTGAAGGTAAACATAACTTTCTCAATTCTGGTGGGGATACCTTTAAATTAGCTTTGTATACAAGTTCAGCTTCTTTAGGTGCAGGTACTACTGCATATACAACAAGTAATGAAGTAAGTGGCACAGGGTACTCTGCAAAAGGAAATACACTAACCCGTGTAGACCCTGCAACTAGCGGCACTACTGCTTTTACTGATTTTGCAGATACTACATTTTCTTCTAGCACTATTACTGCTAGAGGAGCTTTAATATTTAACGAAGATACAAGTGGAGATACGTCAGTATTAGTTTTAAATTTTGGTTCAGATAAAGCATCTAGTTCAGGTGATTTTACTATTGCTTTTCCAGCAGCAGATGCTAGTAACGCTATTATAAGGATTGCATAGCATTTATGTCTGTTTTAACAGGTTACGGAAGGGGTGGTTGGAATAGTGGGCCGTATGGTCAAACTAATACTTCTGTTAGCGTTACAGGTGTAGCAGGTACAGGGGCTGTAGGATCAGTTGCTGTTTCAACAGGTCATGTTATATCCGTTACGGGTGTAGCAGGTACAGGGGCTGTAGGTGATGTAACAACTACGTTTGATTTTACAGTTAGTGTTACAGGTGTAGAAGGTACAGGAGCTGTAGGTAGCGTAACTATTACAGAAGGTGCAGGTATAACTGTTAATGCAACAGGTTTATCTAGCACAGGAGAAGTGGGTAGTGTAACTGTTACAGGCGATGCAAATGTTTCTGTAACAGGTGTAGTAGGTACAGGAGCTACGGACGATGTAACTGTTAAAATTGGATTTACTCAAAATGTAACAGGAGAAGAAGGCACAGGAGCAATAGGTAGTGTAACTGCTACAGGTGGTGCAAATGTTTCTGTCACAGGTATTTCTGCAACAGGTGAAGTATCCTCTATCCTAGTTTGGGGGTTAGTAGATGATTCACAATCAGTAACCTGGGTTGCAATAGATGATGCACAAACTATTACTTATTCTACAGTAGATGATGCACAAACTATTACTTATTCTGCAGTAGATGATTCACAATCAATAACTTGGACTGCAATAGATGATTCACAATCAATAACTTGGGAAGACATAGCAGCATAGGACAAAAAAATGGCAAGTACATTTGTAAACGATTTAAGACTTGAAGAAATAGGTGATGGAGAGCAATCAACTACATGGGGAGCAACTACTAATACAAACTTAGAATTGATAGCAGAAGCTTTTAGTTATGGAACAGAAAATTTAAGTAGTGATGGCGATGTAACTATAACTATAGCTGATGGTACTTCTGATGAAGCTAGGTCTTTATATTTAAAGATAACTTCTACTTCACTAACTGCTACTCGTACAATAACATTTGCCCCTAATACTTTATCTAAAGTATGGATAATTGAAAATGCAACAACAGGTTCTCAGTCTATAACTATTAAACAAGGTTCTGGCGCAACTGTAACCATACCTAATGGACAAGTAAAAGCAATTGCTACAGATGGAGCAGGTTCAGGTGCAGCAGTATTTGATTTGTTTCAAGACATATCCATACCTGATTTGTTTATTGATGATGATTTAACTGTAGGAGATGATATAAATCTTCTAAGTGATAGTGCAGTAATTAATTTTGGAGCAGATAGCGATGTTACTTTAACCCACCTTGCAGATAGTGGGCTTACTGTTTCAGCAGGTGCAAATGATACAGTGCTTCAAATTATTTCAACTGCTGCTGATGCGGGTGTTGCTCCAAATTTAATTTTAACAAGAGATTCAAGCAGTCCAGCCGATAATGATTTATTAGGAACTGTTGTATATCAAGGGGATAATGACGCAGCAGAAAATACTGTATATACCCAAGTTTTTGCTAGAGCCTCAGATGTGTCAGATGGTACAGAAGATGGCGAATATTTTATTCAAACAATGACTGCTGGTTCTTTAGTTACAGCACAACAAATTAACGGAACATCAACAACATTTGCAGGAGATATTACTGTAGGAGATGATGTTAATTTATTGTCCGATGCTTCTGTACTTAGTTTTGGAGCAGATCAAGATGTTACTCTAACACATGTTGCAGATACTGGTTTACTTCTAAATAGCACCAGTCAGTTACAATTCAATGATGCATCTCAAAATATAACTGCACCAAACGCCACAACTTTAGACATTAACGCAACGGACGAAATAGAGCTAAATGCTACAGCTATAGATATAAACGGAACAGCAGATGTTTCTGGAACTTTAACTACAGCTGCTATTACAGCCTCTGGCACTGTAAGCCCTAACTCTGATAGTGCTGTAGATTTAGGAACTGACTCTGTGTATTGGAGAGATGCTTATATAGATTCCATAGCAACAACAGGTTCAGTATTTATTGGTCGTGCTTCGGCTTACACAGAGACTTCTAGGGTAGCAATAGAATTTAATGGTGCTGGAGCAATGTATGGCATTACTCTAAAACCTGTTAATAGTGGCACTACGCACTATTTACATTTTTTAAATAATAGTGGTACTACTGTTGGTAATATATCTTCTGATATGAGCACAGTAAGTTATAACACAACTTCAGACTATAGACTTAAAGAAAACATAGTGGATATGTCTGGAGCTATAGATAGAGTTAAAGCATTAAAACCTAAAAGATTTAATTTTAAAACAAATACTAGTAAAACTATAGATGGTTTTTTAGCTCACGAAACTCAACAAGTAGTACCTGAAGCTGTTACAGGTGAAAAAGATGGTTTATTAAATGGAGAAATACTTGCTCAATCTATGGATCAAAGTAAATTAATTCCGTTATTAACAGGAGCATTACAAGAAGCTCTTGCAGAAATTGATGCTTTAAAAGTTAGAGTAGCTTTTTTAGAAGGAAAATAAATGACTAGTAGTTTTACAGTAAACAATGGACTTGAAAAACCTGATTCGGGAGATCAAGAAGGTCAATGGGGTGTTACACTTAATACTAATTTTGACATCATTGACAGGGTATTGTCTGGCGTTGGTTCTGTTTCATTATCTGGAACTACTCACACTTTAACTACTACAGATGGAACATTATCTGATGGTATGTTTAAAGTTTTAATTTTTGGCGGTTCTCCTAGTGGTACTAATACAGTAACTATAAGTCCTAATGATCAAGATAAACTTTATTTTATTGTTAATAGTAGTGGTGAATCTATTATTATAAAACAAGGTTCTGGTGCAACAGTTACCATAGCTAATGGAGCTTTTAATATTGTTTATGCTGATGGAGCAGGAAGTGGCGCAGCAGTTGCTAGTTTGTTAGCTAATGACATAGTTTTTGGTGACGATGTAAGTCTACAAAGTGATGGCGCAGTGCTTAATTTTGGCGCAAATAATGATGTTACTTTAACGCATGTAGCAGATACAGGTTTAATTTTAGAAACAGCAGCAGATAGTGTAACCACGCTTTTACAACTTTTATCTGATGATGCAGGTGCAGGTGCGGGGCCTTTTTTAAGACTAAAAAGAACTTCGGGTTCTCCTGCGGACAATGACAATGGTGGGATTATTGTCATGGATATGGAAAACGACAATAACCAACAGTTTGATGCAGTTCAAATATTAGCTAAAGCAACAGACGTTTCTGACGGAACTGAAGACTCTCAATTATTACTTGCAACTATGGTTAACGGGTCATTAGTTACAGGTGCAACTATTACAGGTGGTGGAATTACATTACCCAAAGGTGCTATGTCAAATGCTGTTTTGCAAGTTGTAACAGCAAGTAATTCTGGGACAGCAAACACAACTTCAACTAGTTATGAAGATATCGCAAGTGTTACCGCAAATATAACACCTCAAAACAGTGCTAATAAAATATTAGTTTTGTATAACTCTGATGCACTATATTCTTTAACGGCAGGAGCTAACGTAACTTATTCACACAAAGTTCTTCGAGACAGCACTAGTTTAGGTGAAAGATCTATAACAGCAGCCAGTGGCAGCGGTGGTTTACAAGCGAGAGCACCTATGTCTTTAGCTGTGTTAGATAGTCCAAGCAGTGCAAGTGAATTAACGTATAAAGCACAACATAAAATTAACAATGCTAGTTCAACAGGAAGTACACTTAATACTCACATAACCTTAGTGGAGATTGCAGGATGATACCTACTATATGCGATGCACTTCATAAACTTGCTCCAAACGCAGAATGGAGTTGCGGAGATACTTATAGCTCTATCGTTTGGCATAATATGAACGGAGATAATGTGCCGTCCGAATCTGATGTTAATAGCAAAATAACAGAAATTAATAATGCAAAACCGATGGTAGAATTACGAAGAGTTAGAAATGAGTTGTTAGAAAGTACAGATTGGGTAGTAGCCAAATCATTAGAATCGGGATTAGCGATGGCAGAAGATTGGAAAACTTATCGTCAGACATTAAGAGATTTACCTGCAAATGCGGATCCAAAGTTTGATAGTAACAATAATTTAACAAACGTAACATTTCCTACTAAACCCATTATTTAATTATGAAAGATACAGAAGAAAAAATACACGATGTTGCCTCTAAATTAGAAGCGCATGTAGCACGTTCTGAAGAAAGAGACAAAACTGTTTTTAACAGACTAGATAATATAGAACGTAATATACGCCAACATACTTTTGCTTTATTGGGCGGTATGGCAGGTTTAATTATAACACTGTTAATGAGATTATAATGACTCCAAAAAATTTAGATCCACAAAGTATCTACAATAAATATGATATAAACCACGATGGTACAGTGTCTGATGAAGAAATGGCTCGCAACAAAGAACTTATAGAGCTTGAACTACGTGAAGAAAAATCAGAAGCTCAAAAAAATATGGCTTGGGTAGCAATGATATCTATGATTGTATTTAGTGTTCTTTTATTTATGCCTGTTATAAAAGAAACTAGAGTCACAGCTTTGGGTGATATTTTAGGTTTATTTTATATAGCTCAAGCAGGTATAGTTGGAGCTTATATGGGTGTAACAGCTTGGATGAGTAAAAAATGAACGAAGTAAGTAATGTATCAAATAAACAACTTATTCCTGAAAATAAAGAACCTGTAAAACCACCAGAGCAAAAAGAACAAAGGCAAGAAGTAAAACAGGTAAATAATACTAATAGAGTTGATAAATTAGTTTAGGAGCAAAAAATGTTAAATTTTCTTGGCCCAATAGCAAATCTAGCAAATACGTTTGTAGAAGGGCGTGTAGCTAAATCAAAAGCAAAGGCAAAAGCTCAAGTTGCAAAAGCTAATGCAGAAGCTGAAGTTATGAAAGTTGCTGCTACCCATGAAGCAGGTTGGGAAAAAATTATGGCTGAAGCATCAGCAGATTCATGGAAAGATGAAGCATGGACAATTTTATTTATAGTTATCATAGCTTTATCGTTTATTCCTCAAATGCAACCTTATATAGAGCAAGGATTTGTAGCGTTAGAAGCCGCACCTAATTGGTTTACTTATGCTATGTATGCCTCTATTGCAGCTAGTTTCGGTATTCGTGGAATTAAAGGATTTAAAAAATAATGATTAGTAATTTTGCTAAAAGCATTAGTGTTGTTTTAGAGCATGAAGGAGGGTATGTAAATCACCCTGACGATCCTGGTGGGCGAACTAATATGGGCATTACACAAAAAGTCTATGAAGAATATTTAAATCGTCCAGTAACTGAAGAAGAAATGAAAAATATAAAAATTGAAGATGTGCAAACTATTTACAAAACTAATTACTGGGATAAAGTAAAAGGTGATAATTTACCATCAGGGGTGGATTTCTGTGTTTTTGATTGGGCTGTAAATTCAGGAGTATCAAGAGCTAGTAAAGCTTTGCAAAAAATTGTAGGTGTAAAAGAAGATGGAGTTATTGGCCCTGTAACAATTAAAAAAACATTTGAACATAATTCTGGTAGCATAATTACAAGTTTTGCTGAAAAAAGAGAAGATTTTTATAAAAAATTAAAAACATTTGATACTTTTGGTAAAGGTTGGTTAGTTAGAAATAATAAAACTCGTTCGTTATCTTTAGCTATGGCAAATATAGAAAGGGTAGGTTAGTGGCATTACGTAAATTACGATTTAAACCTGGGATAAATAGAGATATAACTGATTATTCTCAAGAAGGAGGATGGTTTGAGTGTAATAAAGTTAGATTTTTAAAAGGATATCCTAAAAAAATTGGAGGTTGGACAAAATACACTACCTCTAAATTTGTAGGTATATGCCGTAGTTTATTTTCTTTTTCTGGTATAAGTGGGGTTAAATACCTTGCAATGGGGACTAGCGAAAAAGTATATGTTAATGCAGGAGGTACAAGTTTTGATGTAACTGCAATAAGAGCTAGTTCAGGAGCAGGTGGGATTACTTTTGCAGCTAGTAATGGGTCTTCTACTATTACAGCAACTGACGCTTCTCATGGAGCAAATGCAGGGGATTTTGTAACTATATCTGATGCAGCTACTTTAGGTGGACTAATAACTGCTGCTGTTTTAAATCAAGAATATAAAATAGATGCTATTTCAAATGTAAATACTTATACTTTTACTGCTAAAGATACAAGTGGTGCTACAGTAACAGCTAATGCTAGTGATAGTGGTAATGGAGGAGGATCTTCTGCAGCTGCCTATCAAACTTCTATAGGTAATGATATCGGTGTACTAGGACTTGGATGGGGGGCAGGAACTTGGAATACGGCAGGAGCTACTGTTACTAATCCTAACGGCACAACAAGAGCAGGTGGTTGGAATGACCCAAGATCAGGATCAGGTATATTTGCTCCTATGAGACTTATTTATTTTACCCGTTTTCAAGACGATTTATTATTTAATATACGTTTTGGTGATATTTTTAGGTGGGTGTTTCAAAGTTCACCTTCTGCAAGAGCAGCTAAATTAAGTGATTCTCCATCTTCAGGCACTGAAGTTCCTTCAGAAGTCACACAAGTTTTAATTGCACAAGATAATACAAGTAATATTATAATTGCTCTAGGGTGTACACCTTTTCCTGCTTCTGGTGGGTTAGATAGAGATCCTTTGTTAATAAGGTTTTCTGATGTAAGTGACCCATTTAATTTTACCCCTAGTGATTTAACAACAGCAGGGTCTTTAACGGTGCAGAATGGCTCTCAAATATTACGTGGAGTGCCAACTAATAGAGAAACTCTTGTATTTACAGAATCATCATTAAACTCACTTAAATTTATTGGAGGGTTTGATGTATTTAGATTAGATGAAATAAGTTCTAATACGTCATTAGTTGGGCCTAATGCGGTTGCTTCTGTAGATGGAGTAACTTATTGGATGGGGATAAATAAATTTTATAGATATGACGGAAGAATAAGTACGTTAAATTGCACAGTTCAGGAAGAAGTATTTAATAGCTACAATATAAATCAAGGAGATCAAATATTTGCAGCAATTAATTCAGAGTTTCACGAAGTATGGTGGTTTTACCCAGCTTCAGGAGCTACTACAATAACGCATTATGTTACTTATAATTATTTAGAAAATTTATGGTTCTATGGAGATTGTGACGGTACTACAGAAGGAGATGCAAGTTTTTCTCGAACCGCATGGCAAGATTCAGGTGTATATGAGAAACCTTACGGAGCTAGTACAGATAAAAATGTATTTTTTCACGAGGTAGGTAATAATGCAGCTACAGATTCTTCTCCTCATGCAGCTATGTCTGCTTTTATTACTTCAGCACAAATATCTCTTGATCAAGGAGATAGATTTATTTTAATGAATCGCATTATTCCAGATATAGATTTTAAAAATTCTAATGCTCCAACAGATATTGTTAATAGCACAGGAGGATCTCAAATTACACCAACGGTTAATTTTAGTGCTATTGCTAAAAAATTTCCTGGAGCTTCTACATACACAACTAATCAATCTGGAGAGTCTTTTACAGAGCCTGTAACAGCTGTTAATACAGCAACTGTAGATGAGTTTACTGAACAAGCTCATATAAGGGCTAGAGGACGCTCTATGGCGTTTAAAATAGAATCAACTGCTGCTAATGTAGCTTGGGAGTTAGGAACGCCTAGAGTTGATTACAGGCAAGATGGGAGGAGAGGATAATGGCATTTGAGCAGTTTCGTTCTCCAACTTTACCTATACCACCTGAATCTTATGAACAATCTTATTTTTCTAGTTTAATCAATAGTTTAACTTCTTTTTTTACAGTTATGGATTCAAAAACTGGATTAAACGTAGATTCTATAATAAGTAATACTTTACAACTACCTATTGGTGCTTTAACACTGGCAAACGGAGCTAATAACAATATAGCTTTACCAAAAAGTAGTTTTGCAAGAATAACAGGGCCATCAGGCGTTTTTAATATTACAGGAATTAGTAAGCCAGCAAAAGCAGGTAATAATAACCCTGATGGAACTATTGTTATTTTATATAACTCAACATCACAAAATATGACAATAACCAATGATAGCAGTAGTTCTACTGCGGCTAATAGGATACTTACAAATACAGGTTCCGATGTTGCAACAACAGGAACTGGAGTTATAATTTGTATATATTCTGTTACAGATAGCCGTTGGATAATGATATCATCTCTGACATAGGTAAATAAGTATGTATCAAAGAGAAGCACAAGGATTAGCTAGTTTAGGACGAGGGCCAGATACTGAGCTAGTTCACATGACACCACGAGAAGTTGGTGCTTTAGATTCTTTAGCTAGGCAAAATGGACTTGGTGGATTACCTACTAATCCGCAAACAGGACTTCCTGAAGCAGGTATATTTGATTCTATAGCACCTATGTTGATAGGGGCTGCTGCGGTAGGATTAGCTCCATTTACAGGCGGTATGTCAACATTATTAGCTAATCCATTGTTTTTAGGTGGCGCATCAGCGTTAGGGGCAGGTATTGCTTCTGGTTTTGATCTTTCAGAAATGGCTAAATATGGATTAGGCGTTGCTGGCGGTGCAAGTCTTGCCTCTGGACTTATGGGTGCAGGAGCAGGAACAGGAGCAGGAGCAGGAGCAGGAGGAGCAACAGCAGGAGGAGCAACAACAGCAGGAGCAGGAGGAGCAACAGCACAAGCATCAAAAACGATGGCGGAACAAAGTCTTGCAAAAACACTAGCAGCAGAAAAAGCTCTTGCAACTAACCCTGCGACAAGTGCTTTTGGACAAGCTGTTCAAAGAGGGACAGCAAATGTAGGGTTAAATATTGGGGACATGGCTAGACCTTTTACTTCTTTAGAAAATTTAAAAACTATACCCGCAGCAGTAGGCAAAGCACCAATTGCTGCTATTGGTGGTTCTTTAGCAGCCGATCAATATTCAAAAATGAATGAAGTTCCTGATTTTCCTGAACCTAAAAAAAGTGATTTTATTTATCCTGAAGGTGGTTTTATGTCGCCTCCTAGACGTTCTATTGATCCTTTTGGTTTTGCTCCCGCAACTGCTGAAACAAGTGGGGAAAGATTATTTTTTGATCCTTCAGCATTTACAAGTCCTGGGTATATACCTGCTAAAGAAGGTGGATTACTAAAAGGGCCAGGAGATGGTATGAGTGATGAAATTTTACTGCCCATTACAGGTGCTAAAAATACTATAGCTGCTGTGTCTCCTGATGAGTTTATTGTACCTGCTGATGTAGTTTCAGGATTAGGTAATGGCTCTAGCTCTGCAGGGGCAAAACAACTGTATGCTATGATGGATAGAGTGCGAGATTCACGCACAGGTAAAACGTCACAACCTCGTGAAATAAAAGCTAAAGGAATGATGCCAGCATGAGTATACCCGTAGTTGGTAATATAAGAGTAGAATGGGATTGGGTTAAAAAAGGTATTGAAAAAATACTACAAGGACAACCCCAATTAACATTTAGACCAGAAGATGTATATGTAGAATGTGTAAATGGGACAGCAACATTATTTGTAGATGAGCATAAAAACTTTGCGGTAACTACAATTCAAGTTGACCAATACACCAATAAAAAAATATTTTTAATTTGGTTAGCATATTGCTCTAATAAAGGTTTACGACATAAATCTTTTATAGAACAATATATACCATTTTTTGAGCAGGTTGCTCGTGATTGTCAATGTAGTTTTGTAGAAGCAAGGACTGCTATTGGTAAATTAAGTGACTATTATGAAAATAATGGTTGGAATTTAGATACAAAAGTTTTTACTAGAAAACTATAATGGAGTAAAGATATGGGTGGTGGAGCAAGACAACCTTCAACACAGGTAGTAGAACAAAAAAGTATACCTGATGAACTTATACCTTTTGTAACAGATGTTGCAGCTAGGTCACAAGCAGTTTCCAGAGAGCCTTATCAACCTTTTGAAGGGCAAAGAGTTGCTGGATTTACTGATGCACAACAAGCTGCTATGGGAAATATAGCAGGATTAACTCGACCAGATCAATTAGCTCAAGCAGGACAAACTTATACTAATATAGGGGATAATATAGGAGCAACACAAGCAGGTACATTTGATGCAGCAACTGCACAACAATACATGAACCCATACCAGCAAGCAGTTACTAATATTGCTATTCGTAAAGCACAAGAACAAGCACAAATTCAAGCTAATCAAGATTTATTAAAATCTGCTGGAAGAGGTACTTCAGGAGGTACACGAGAAGCAGTTAGGCAAGCTATTCTGGGTCGTGGTTTAACAGATCAAATTGGGGATTTACAGGCTCGTGGCAGTGATCAGGCGTTTAGATTAGCCCAACAACAATTTGAACGAGATAGAGCAGCTGGATTCAGACAAGAAGAAGCAGATAGAAGAGCACAATTTGGCGTTGCTAGAGGTTTAAGTGGTTTAGGTGATTTACAACAAAGGTCTGATTTACAAAGGTTAGGCATACAACAAAGAACTGCAGGTTTAGATCAAGCCCTTGAACAA